TAACCTAGAACGTCAAAACTATGAAGCTAGCAAAGCAGACCTAGAGCATTGTACTTTTAACGAAGAGAACTAATAGGACTAAGTAATTTTAGTGTCAATTTATAGCTGAAACCCGCATAAAACCTGACAAAACGACTAGAAAAGTGGCACTTAACTAAGTAATTTTAGTGTCAATTTATAGCTGAAACCCGCATAAAACCTGAATGAGGAGGAATGAGATGAGTAATCACGAGAATGAAATACAGAGAGAAAGAGACTTCGAGGATTTCTATGAATGGCTAAACACTAGCCCATGTAGATACTGGATAGATTTAGATGATTACGATGCAGTTCGAGTTATTTTTTACCCACTGGAGAGGCATGACCGTGAATAAGCAGAGACAGAATGACATCAACACAGCGTGTTCAATAATCTTAGGTATAGCGGTAGGGCTTTTAGCTTTCCCCAGTGTTGTACTTTTGATGAAGCTATTGGTACTATTGTATAACTAATAAACTATGTGAGGAGGAATGATGAGTAAAATCAATAAGATAGCTCCTATTAATCTGGTGAAGGCTTCGGCCTGGGCAGCTCACCATGAGTACATGAAGGAGATGAAACGTAAACCGAAAGAGAGAAAGACGGAGGAAAAGAAAGATGATAAGTGACCCTATCCTAAATACCTTGATTGCAGAGATAAGCGATGCTATCGAGGAGGCAGAGATGACTACCCCGCGCCATGAGATAATCAAACTGATAGATGAGACTATGGCTCGTATCGCTTCAATCTCTATCCCTGAGAAGAAGGAGAACAAAGAATGAGAATCGAAATAGGTCTTGAAGAAAAGTCTAAGCCCTTGAAGGTGAAGTCACCCTGTATAGGCTACTGCTCCGCTACTACTCTGGGAGATGAGGTCTGTGTAGGCTGCTATCGCTCCTTTGATGACGTTGTTAATTGGAATAGATACAGTGAGCATCAAAAGGTGGAGGCTTCGATACGTGCCTATCACAATTACAAAGACAAACAGGAGGGCAAGACATGAACATCAAAGAGCTTGAAGAGTCGGAGGCTATGGCAACAATCATGCGCCTCAGAACGCATGGAGAAATCAAAGAAAAGCTCCTGCAATTTATCAGTGAAGTAGATGAAGATTTTAATAGGATTCATGCGAGTAGCTTTGTGCTTCAAAATACCAGGCCTCGTGAACATGATTTCCAGGTAGAGGCTCTTTTGAAAACTGTAAGACGCTACTTTCGCGCGTTCGAGAAGCAAGGCCTCATTGAAAAGACTGGCGAGAGGTCTTACCGCCAGTTCCAATATTATAGGAGAGCATCATGAAAGTTAAAGAGAATCTAATAGCAGATTGGGAAATAGAAGTCCATAATACCCGTATGATTTTCAGGGGTTTAACTCGTACTGAGCTAGATGAGAAGTTCGAAGGGCTGACAGATATGGGGAGCTTTAAAGTGCTACGTTATACTACCCCTGTATGTCGCTCAGTGACTCCTCTGAGGCCGTTAGAGAGAAAGTAATGGTAGGGTATAGGGTAGCTAAAGTGTCTCTTAAATCGTCTTATATCGACCAATACAGAGATACTATGGAGTTAGCTTTAGCTCATCTCAGACTGCTATTACTACTAATAAAATCTAAAATAAACTATATAGTTCTAAGGGTAACATAATAATGGAGGAAAGTCAATGATTGAAAGACTGTACGAGAGACCCTTAGGGGAATACTTGGCTAGACTGCATAGAGCTAGTGAAGATGTAAACAATGCAGTGGCTACGATAGACGAGGCTACTACTCTCTATGATGTAAATAAGGTAGACTTGTGCCAGCTTGTGCTTGAGAAAGCTGAGTGGATTAGATACGTAAGCGGATACGCGGAGGATATATGAGATACGGAAGAGAGAAACTAGACTGGGAAGTGTATGCAGGTGGACATAAAGTCTACTGTAAGGACTGTGATTATCACGAGGCACTCAGAAGAGCTGAACTATTGGCTAAGAAGAAACCCTTTGCTATTAGTCAAATCACTAGAGAAACCTATGAACTGAGGACTAGAAATGCCAAGTAACTATAGGGAAACACATCAGCCATGTGAATCGTGTGGCTCCTCAGATGCGAAGACGTACTATGATGACGGAGGAGCTTTCTGTTTCTCATGTAACACGCACTTCAAGTCAGAGGATAGCCCTCCAGTATTCGTGCCTCCATCAACGGAGGAAGGGATACCGAAGCAACCTTTCACTGACATTCAGAATATCCTCACCACTGGTGATTACTCAGGCATAGCAGAGAGGAACATCACAGTAGCAACAGCCAAGACCTTTGGTGTTATGTCAACGCCAGGGAAGGTTTACTTTGCGTATTACGGTGAGGACTCAGACATCACTCCCATAGCTGCAAAGGTCAGACACCCTGACAAGAAGTTCCATACAGCAGGAGACTTCCAGAAGACTCTGCTCTTTGGACAGCATCTCTTTGGAGCAGGGAGTTCCAAGTACATCACTATCACAGAGGGAGAGTTCGATGCGTGTGCTGTGTATCAGCTAACAGGTAGCAAGTGGCCTGTTGTGTCGATACGCTCAGGAGCTTCGGGTGCTTTGAGAGACTGCAAGAATAACTACGAATACCTCGATAGCTTTGACGGTATCATCATCTGCTTTGACAGTGACGAGCCAGGACAGAAGGCATCCAAGGAAGTAGCGGAGCTGTTCGGAGGGAAGGCTAAGGTAGTCAAGCATCTCAAGGGTATGAAGGACGCTTGCGATTATCTCTCAGCTAACAAGAAGCAGGAGTTCGAGACTGTCTGGTGGGGCGCAGAGAAGTACGTGCCTGACGGCATCATCAACGGAGCTTCTCTCTGGTCAGAAGTATCCAAGCCTCTCAAAGGTGCAGAGCTACAGTATCCCTACGAGGCACTCAACGACCTGACCTATGGCATTAGGCTCAGTGAGCTAGTCACCATCACAGCAGGTAGTGGACTAGGTAAGTCACAGTTCCTTCGTGAGATTACCTACCACATTATGAAGAACACAGAGGACAATATAGGTATGCTCATGCTTGAGGAATCTACTCGTAAGACAGTAGAGTCCATCATGTCTCTGTCAGCTAACAAGCCTCTGCATCTGCCTGACATCAAGGCTACGAAGCAGGAGAGGAAGGAAGCATTCGATGCTACGATGTCCAGTGGACGCTTCCACTTCTTTGACCACTGGGGTAGCTTGGGAGTCGATAACGTCATGGCTAGGATACGCCACATGGCTAAGGCTCTGGAGTGCAAGTACATAATCCTCGACCACATCACAATGATTGTCTCTAGCCAGGGGCATGGTGATGAGCGTAAGGCTTTGGACGAGGTGATGACTAAACTCAGAATGCTAGTGGAAGAGACAGGCTGTGCCGTGTTCGCTGTCAGTCACCTCAAGAGACCAGACAGCAAAGGACACGAGGAAGGTGCAGTGGTCAGTCTGTCACAGCTCAGAGGCTCAGGTGCTATAGCACAGCTCAGTGATATTGTGCTTGGACTGGAGAGGAATGCTCAGGCTGAAGATGTGTTCGAGCGTAACACTACGAAGCTCAGAGTCCTCAAGAATAGATTTAGTGGCTTGACAGGGCCGTGTTGTAATTTACACTACGACTCTGTTACGGGTAGGATGAGTGAAATAAAGGAGGTAGACAATGCTGATAGCAGACGGGTTTAATAAAGCCTTCATAGGGACAGGAAGTAGAAGCTGCTCCGAAGACGTAGCTGTCTACGACACTGATAGGTGTATAGATATACTTATGGAACAAGGCATGACAGACGAAGAAGCTATAGAGTATTTTGAGTTTAATGTGCTAGGTTCTTGGGTAGGAAGTACAACACCTATCTTTCTACGTAAGCACGACATTGATGAAATACTAGAGGAAGGAGGAGTACAATGCTAAAGCTATGGGGAAAACTTAAGTGCCTTTTAGGGCTTCACGATAACATGAACCTGATGTACACACCGGAGGATGAGTTCATCTGTGCTAGGTGCGGTAAAGAACTTTGAGATGTACTGCTTGTGACAAAATACTAACGGACTATGAAGCGACAAGGAAGTCTGCTGAGTCACTAGAATATTTAGATTTATGTAACGAATGCTATAGCTATATCGTAGATGACGTACCCGCTATCGACCGAGAAGACTTACGGGAGGCAGCAGACGAGGAGGAGATAAGGAATGACTGGGAGTCATAGCACACTGTACCTAGACATCGAGACTAACTTAGCTCACGATACTATCTGGTGCTGTGTCACACAACAAGACGATGACTCTACTGTCTTTACTGAGAGTCACGGACTACAAGAAGCTATCGACTTAGCTGATGAGGTAGTAGGCCACAACATCATAGGCTTTGATGCTCCTGTGCTAGAGAAAGTCTGGGACATCACGATACCTAGAGATAAGATTACAGACACCCTGATACTGTCCAGGTTAGCTCATGCAGATGAGAGACAGCATAGCCTAGACTGCTGGGGTGCTAGGCTAAACTTTCCTAAGATAGACTTCCATGACTACGATGCTGGACTCAGCGATGAGATGGTACGTTACTGTATCCAAGACGTAGCTCTTACAGCTAAGCTACACGAAAGACTGAAGCTATCTCTCAAGAAGTTCAGTCAGCAGTCTATCGACTTAGAGCATGATGTAGCCTACATCCTCAAGCAGCAGGAAGTTAATGGATTCAAGCTAGACGTAGACAAAGCTAACGACATCATCGTAACTGTGACGATGGAGATGAAGGACATCACAGAGAAGCTACGTAAGATATTCCCTCCTATCATCACACCAAGAACCAGTGAGAAGACAGGGAAGAAACTTAAAGACCACATTGAAGAGTTCAACATAGGCTCTCGTCAGCAGATAGCTAAGAGGCTACAGAGCAAAGGTGTTAAGCTGAAGGCAAAGACTGAGAAGGGTCAGCTCATCATCAACGAGAAAGTCTTAGCTGAGGTCAACACACCAGAGAGCAACATGATTAATCGCTACCTGTTGCTACAGAAGAGGCAGTCTCAGGTAGAGTCTTGGATGAAGGTAGTTACTAGAGAAGGCAGAGTACATGGCAGGGTCAGGACTAATGGTACAGTTACTGGGCGCATGACTCATAGCAGTCCGAACATGGCTCAAGTCCCTGCTGTCAATGTTCCCTTCGGTAGAGAGTGCAGAGAGTGCTGGACTGTAGACGAAGGTAACGTGCTGGTAGGTGCTGATGCTAGTGGGCTAGAGCTTAGGATGCTTGCTCACTACATGGACGATGATGAATATACTTACGAAGTTCTGTCTGGTGACATACACACAGCTAATCAGAAGGCAGCAGGACTAACTACCAGAGACCAGGCTAAGACGTTTATCTATGCCTTCCTCTACGGGGCAGGGCCAACCAAGATAGGACAGATAGTAGGAGGCTCACATCAGCTAGGCACTGAGCTGATTGAAGAGTTCTTAGAGAACACTCCAGCTTTGCGTAAGCTACGCCAGAGGATAGAGGCAAAGGCTGAGACTAAACTATTAGACGGGCTAGATGGCAGGAAGCTGACTGTAAGGTCTAAGCACTCTAGCCTCAACACTCTGCTACAGGGAGCAGGAGCTATCGTTATGAAAGAAGCTCTGGTTATCCTGGACAGGGCGTTACAGACACACAAGCTACCTTACAAGTTCGTTGCTAACGTACATGATGAGTGGCAGATAGAGGTTCCTGAGTGGGCAGGAGAGGCTGTAGGATACCAAGCAGTCTACGCTATCAGGGAAGCTGGAAAGACTTTAGGGCTTAACTGCCCTTTAGATGGAGAGTTCAAGATAGGCAAGACATGGGCAGACACCCATTGACAAAGCCTACCTATGGACTTACCATACATACTGTAGTACTACAAACGAGGAAACCAATATGGACAATATAGTTCTAAATGCCGACATCTACTGGGCATTCTTAAACCACAAGAATATGAACGATAAGTATTCAGTGGACTTGTGTAACCTGTCAGACGCTGCTTGTGAGAAGCTCAAGAGCGTAGGCTTGAACGTCAATGATAACGATAAGCAGCCAGAGAAAGGTAAGTTTATTACCTGTAAGTCTGACTATCCTCTCATCGCGTTTAACTCAGCAGGTGATAAGATAGATGAGATATACCAGGACGATGGTCTCAAGGTAGGTAATGGCTCTAAAGCTAGGGCTATGATTACCTACTACGACTGGAGAAACAACAAAGGCAGGTCACCTAAGATGCTTAAGTTCTTCATCACTGACCTGATTCCTTATGAGTCTTCAGGAGAGTCAGGAGACAAAGGCCCAGCCACAGCTATGGAGCTTGAAGAAGTAGCTCTATAGTTCAAAGCTAAGGAGGAGAGGTTATGATACTTATAGATGCAGATATAATATGCTATCGAATAGGATACGCTGCGGAAAAAGAAGAAAATAAATCAGCAGAGTATTTGCTCGATGTACTACATAGCTATGTCTGCACTATCATAGCACTCTCCTCCGACTTTGAAGACTTCCAGCTCTATCTCACAGGGCGAACCAACTACCGTAACGACATAGCCACCACAGCTCCTTACAAGGGCAACCGCCCTAAGGAAAAGCCAAAGCAAATCGACTTCATCAGGGCAGCTCTTGAGGGAGAGTGGGGTGCTATCGTATCAGAGGGCGAAGAAGCTGACGATGCCATCGCTATTAAAGCTAGTGAGCTAGGCGATGACTGCATTATCTGTAGCGTAGACAAAGACTTCGACCAAGTTCCTGGTTGGCACTACAACTTCGTCAAGAAACAAAAGTATTATGTAACACCAGAGGAAGGACTACTGTTCTTCTACAGGCAGATACTCATGGGTGATAGGATAGATAACATCATGGGTATCAACGGCATAGGCGATAAGAAGTCTCTGAAGCTACTGGAAGGATTAACCGAACAGGAGATGTATGATAAGTGTGTTGAACTCCACGAGTCTGAGGAGCGTGTGATTGAGAACGCGAGACTGCTATGGCTCAGGCGCAAGCCGGAAGAGATATGGACTCCACCGAATGAAGCAGCCCAATAAAAAGAAGAAGCGAACTGGCAGACCACCCAAAGGTTACGATAGCTGGTTCGAATATGACCTCCACCACAAGCAGCTCAAAGGCTGTAAGTGTCACTCCGACACTGTTAAGTACGTCCAGTACAAGACCTACCTCCCTGACTTTATCTACCACGATGGCAAGAACACTATCTACATAGAAGCCAAAGGTAGGTTCAGGGACAGACAAGAAGCTAGGAAGTACGTGGACATAGCAGAAGGGCTAAGCAAACATGACGAACTTGTTTTTATATTCTACAACCCGAAGACTCCCATGCCAGGAGCGAGGAAGAGAAGAGATGGAACAAAATTCACACATGGCGAATGGGCCGAGAAGCAAGGCTTTAGATACTTCACCGAATATGACATCCCGTTTAGCTGGAGTGTTAGATAGCCTCTCGCTATTAGCTCTCCCTGTTATTATGTGTTATTTCTTGTTCGGAGGGCCAAGCCTTCATCTACACATGATAGCTTACTTTGAGTCTATGGCTACCTATTACACTGACAGAGCTATTATCTGTGGCTCCTGGGATGATTAGGCTTCGTGGTTCACTACAGCTTTGAGCAAGACCTTCTTCTAGCTGCTAAGACAGAGGAGCAGGTAGCTCAGTGGTTTTCTGATGAAGGCCATGAAGTAATAGAACTAAACAACGATTACCGCTATGATATAAAAGTAAAACTAAAGAGTGGCGATGTCGTATTGATTGAAGTTAAAGAAGACTTTATGTGCAAAAGAACAGGTAACGTAGCAGTAGAGTTCCAGTGCCGTGGTAAGCCTTCGGGCATAGATAGAAGTGAAGCAGCGTACTACATCTATAAACTACATACACCTGAGGGGGAAGGATTGTTTGCTGTGTCTAGCGCAAGGCTTAAAAAGCTAATTGCCGGAGAGAAGTATCATTCAATCAAAGTAGGAGGGGATAGTGGGTCAGAAACTAAAATGTATTTGTTTGATATTGACACAATCAAAGAGAACTTTAAGAGTCTAACAATGGGTGACTAAGATGAAGCATCTAATAATACCAGACACACAAGTAAAGCCAGAGTATCCTATCGACCATCTGGAGTGGGCAGGTAAATATGCAGTAGATAAGAAGCCTGATGTTATAGTCCACTTGGGAGACCACTG